TACGGAGGAAAGAGCCGGGGGCTGGCGAACTGGATCATTGGCCTGCTGCCGCGCCACGACACCCTACGTCGAGGCGTTCGGCGGCGGAGCGAGCGTGCTGACTGTGGAGCCGCGTCGCTTGGCTTGGAGCTTCCGCGTCGTTCAAAAGCTCATCCACTCGTCCTACGGCCTGGCGCGACTGTGATCTTCCTGCCGGCGGAGGTGGTGGCGCTGATCGCCCAGCGGCGCAAGACGATGACTCGGCGCATCATCGGCGAACAGGCCGAGTGCCCCTACCGCACCGGCCGGGCTTACCAGGTCCAGGCCGGCCACGGCGGCCGCGGGCTCTTCCCGATCACGATCACTGCAAGTCGGGCGGAGGCGCTGGGGGAGATCTCGTTCAAGGACGTCAAGCGCGAGGGCCACGCGACGACGGCCGACTTCGCCCAGCAGTGGTTCGAGCTCTACGGAGACTTCGATCCCGGCCGGCCGGTGTGGGTGATCTCCTTTGCCTGGGGCGACCTCACCGACCAGCCGCGACTGCTGGCCTCTCGCCCGGGCGCGCCGCACGGGGACTACGTCGCGGATCCGCATCGAGCCATGCGCTCAGAGCCCGAGGCGCTGAGCTCGGCCCAGCTGGTGCCGCTGACCAGGGAGGCGCAGGCGCGGGACCGCGCGCGTGCCACAGGTCGGCTGAAGGACGAGCGCAACCAGATTGCGCAGTCACTCGCGGCGATGCGCGAGCACCTCGCGCAGGAGCCCGACCGCGAGATCAGCCGCACCGTGCGCGCGCTCGAGCACCAGCTCTCGAGCCTTGACCGCAAGCTGGTCGGCTGACCTGCTCGTGCCGCAACCGGGCGGTCGGCGCGCGGGGATGCTCTACAGTGGCTGGTGGCTCCCCCGGCGAACGCCAGCGCACCCGTCTCAAATTAAAGCGCGTGGCCCCGCTTCATCGGCCTTGTTTCATGCTGGGCAAACGCTCGGGAAGCTCTCCTCGTATGCACGACTCCGCCGCGCCCGCTCGGGCGCTCTCGCTCGTCGTCGATGCGCAAGATCTGCTCGCCGCCGGCGGGGATCTATCGCGGTGCGCAGGGACGATGACCTGCGCTTGTGAGTCGTGCCGAGCCGAGGTCCAGAAGCTGGTACGCCGGGGCGTTCGTCGAGCGCTGCACCAGCCCTATCGCGCCCAAGAGCGCCCCCGCGGGAGCTAGTAACATTTTGTTACATGCCCTATGGAGAGGCACGTGCCCCTTCACGCGAGCGCGACTTCGCGGCCACCGTTGACCGCGCGGCTGGGCTCATCCTCGATGCAACCTGCTCTGCCAGAGCCGCCGGCTACGGGACGCTGCCCCAGTCCCATCGCCGGCACCTGAGCTCGGCGATCCGCGCCCTCGAGCGCGCCCAGCAAGATCTATTCAACGCGAGACAGGATTCATGCTCAGCACCGACACCCCCCAGGCAACGCCAGCTCGAACTGCTGTAAAGCGCCCTGCTCGCCAGGCCGACGCAGCCAGCCTCCTGACCAAGCGCAAGCTCACTCTGAGTGCTGCCGCCGATCAGTGGGAGAAAGCCAAGAGGGAGATCGACCGGCAGAAGCCGCTGCTCGAGGAGGCCGCCGGCGTGCTGCTCGCCCACTTCGAGAAGACCGACCGGGCCACCTACCGCGACCGGATCGCGCTGAGCACCTCATCGCGCCTGGTGCTCGAGCAGGCCAAGGTGCGGGAGTTCCTCGGGGCGCGCCTGGGTGAGTTCCAGAAGCGCATCCAGGTGCGCTCACTGAGCCTGCTGAAGTAGCCCGGGAGTAGAGGCCGTGTTGAGCAGCCCCGCCGGGCTTAACCGCAGCGCCTGCATGTTGTGCCCTCACCGCAGCCGGACGGCTGCGTACGGGCGTCGTTGATCCTCCTTCAAAACGGCCTCTCGTCTCCTGACCCAGGCCCTCTCGCCGCGCGCGGCCACGCGGCGTCCATCCACCCGCCCATCCAGCGGATTCGCCTCGCCACGGCCGCCGGCGCGAGAGGACGACCCACGATTCGCACCTCCGACGGCTGGATACGCCCGGATCGGGCGCCGGCGCTGCGCCGCGCGGCCGATCTGCTGGCCACGCACATCGAGCAGGCGACCAGCCCCAACCGCGCCAGCCGCCTGGTGCGCGAGATGCGCATTCGCGCCGCCGAGCTGGAGCTGGCCGAAGGCGCGCTGGACGCCGGCGCGCTGAGAAGCGCAAAGGCAGTGTTCCGCGAGACCGGCCGTGGGCCGGAGCTATGACTTCGCGTACCGCGCAGGGCGGCCGGCGTGAACGACGAGCTTGCCCTCGCGGGCCAGATAGCCGAGCGCCCGCGAGAGCGCGCGGACGTTCATCGCGGGATCGATCCGCGCTGCGATCTCATGCGCGGTCTGGGGGCGCTTCAGCAGGTTGCGCAGGATCTTCGCCTGCATGTCCGGCGAGCGCTGCTTTGTAGGTGATGGCATAACAACAGCATCGCATCACGCGCGGATGGTGTTGTACGTGCGCGTCTCAACCGAGGAGCAGGCGGTCTTCGGGCACGGCCTCGACGCGCAGCGGGCTGATCTCGAGCGCGCTGCCGAGTATCAGTCATGGAAGGTCGTCGAGCTGATCCGCGACGAGGGCGTCAGCGGCAAGGATCTCGACCGCCCAGGGCTGCGCCGAGCGCTCGAGCTGATCGTGGCCGACAAGGCCGATGGCCTGGCGGTCGCCAAGCTCGATCGCCTCAGCCGCAGCGTGATCGACGCCGGCATGCTCGCCGAGTGGTTCGGCGTCGCCGGTGCGCGCCTGGTCGCGCTCGACCTCAACATCGACACCTCGACCCCGAGCGGCACGATGGTGTTGTTCGTGCTCGCGGCGGTGGCGCAATGGGAGCGCGAGACGATCGCCGCTCGCACCCGCGACGGCCTCGCGGCGCTGCGCGCCAAGGGCATGCCGACCGGCAGACCTGCCGTGGCCGACTTGCCCGAACTCTGCCAGCGGATCGCGGTGATGCGCTCCCAAGGGCTGACGCTGCAGGCGATCGCCGACGCGCTGAATGCAGACTGCATTCCGACGATCCGCGGTGGGACGCACTGGCGGGTCTCGAGCGTGCAGTCGGCGGCCGGCTACCAACGTCGTCGCCCACGGCGAAAGCCGACCGAGCTGCCGACGCTTACGCGGCGTTAGCGGCTTAGCGTCCAATGGAACGAGAATGGAACGAAAGGTGGAAGCCCCGTGCCGGTCACGCAGCTAGGCGAGCGTTGCGAGCAGCCGGGTGCCTACGTCACCGACGGGATCAAGCTGTTCGAGGTGCGCGGTGCCGGCGAGGTCCAGGAGGACATGCAGCGACCGGAGCGCTGGGTGTGCTCGAGGACGTGGAGACCGGCCAGGTCACCGCGTTCACCGCGTACTACCTCAAGCCGCTGCTGAGGTTGGTTCGCCTGGGCGAGCCGGGCTCAATGGACGGCAGAAAGGCCTACGGGCCCGATAGGTCGACCTCGTGCCGGCCGCGGGAGGGGCGATGAGCTGGACCAGAAGGCAGTACGTGACTCACGAGCAGCTCGAGGAGCGGCTCGAAGAAATCTACGAGAGGATCGAACACATGGCAACGCAAGCTGACGTCGACGCCCTGACCGCCGAGCTCGACTCCGTGTCGAGCGACATCCAGACCGCCTCGGCGAGCATCCAGGCCGAGATCAACGCGCTCGCGCAGGCGAATCCGGGGTTGGACATCTCCAAGCTGCAGGCCGCCGCCGCGCCGCTCGATGCAGCCGTTCAGGGCTTGGGCAACCTCAAGCCCGTGCTGCAGGCTCCGCCACCGGCACCGGTGCCTGCCCAGGCGCAGAGCGTCTACACGGTGGACGCCGGCAACGTCGTGGACACCACCCAGTGGACCGCCACCGGCGAGGAGACGACTGACACCCCGCCCAAGCCGCTCTACACCTACGCCGGCGATACCGCTCCCGGTGACAAGAAGGGCGACGGCCTCGGCGGCGTCTGGCACCTGTACACCGGAGCAACGCAGCCGGTAGCGCCGCCGGCACCTGGATCGGCTCCGAGTGTCTGACGAGCAGGCCAAGCCGGAGGCGAGCACGCAGGAGCGGGTCACCGAGCCCGCGCAGGCTGGCGGGCTTGAGACCCGCAAGCGCTGTGTGTACTGCGGGTTCATCACTCGAGACGGTCTCGAGCGGTGCCCGGTGTGCGCGCGCATCCTGCAAGCCGTCATCTGAGCCCTCGCGTGTTCGCCTGCCATGAGTGCGGCGCTGTCTCAGAGCGGCGCTGGTGCCCAGAGCACGGCGGCCGCGGCGTAGGTGGCCGCCCCGACTTCCGCGAGCGCGGTTACGGGGCGGCCTTCGAGCGTGGGCGCTCGGCACTGCTGGCCTCCGAGCCGGAGTGCTGTATCGAGGGATGCGCCGAGCGCGCGAGCGTCGCCGATCATGAGCCCTCGCGTGCGGCGCTGCTCGCCGCTGGGGTCCAGGATCCCGACGCCCCGCGCTGGCTGCAGCCCATGTGCGTACCCCACCACAACAGCAAGGCGGCTAGAGGCCGATGACCAAGCTTCCCAAGCGTCACCAGAAGACGATCGTTCCTCAGCAGCGCCATGCGCTCGGCGCACCGGATGGCCGCGGCGGGCGGTTCAAGCCCAAGCCCGGCAGGCCCAAGCCCGTGATCGGTCCCTCGGGCATCGGCGCGGCGCAGGACGTACCAAGCACCTCGAGCGCGATCAGGTAACGGCGGCCATGCCCGACGGAGTGAGCACCAGGCCGTGGAGCGGCGCAGCCTCCGGCTACAAGGATGCCGACGCCTACTGCCGATCCTGCCTGATCGACCAGAACCTGGCCGGGGTGCCGAAGGTCGCCGACCGCTGCAAGCTCCCCGTGCGCGAGCCCAATGGCACCCTGAACCGCAGTGCCCTCGCCGCCGCCGCGAGCGCACTCGCGGGCGGACGCGGCGGCATCGACGCGACGCCGGCCGAGAAATCCAGTGCCGCTGTCGGGCTCGTGGCGCTGTACCGCGCCGCGGGGATGATCCCGCCGCCTTCGCTGCGCGACTTGGCAGGCGACACCAGCGGCGGCATGAATCGTGCGATCCGCACCCAAGCCGGCTACCGCTAAGCCGGAGAGGAGTCACCCAGATGCCCGACGAGAATTCCGCCCCTGAGCCTGAGACTGCCGCGGCTGCTGTGCCCGAGCCTGAGGCGAGCACCGCCGCGGCTGCGCCGCCGGCGCCTGCCAGTTCAGCCCAGGCGCTGGTGACCTGCCCGGTGTGCGCCTACCGCTTCCTCCCTGGCGCCGGGCGGCTCTGAGACGGACGGACCGGGGGGTATGACCCGTTGCCGCCTGGGTGCCACGGTGCCCCGCTAATTTTTCGCGAAGAAAACCAATCTGGAAAGCCGGGGGTATGGCTGACTCTTCGATCTCGGTCCGCGCCACCGTCCGCGTCCCGCTCGGGCGCCTGAAGCTCTACCCGGCCAACCCGCGCAGGGGCGACGTGGCCGCGATCGTCCAGAGCCTGCGCAGGCACGGACAGTTCCGCGCCCTGGTCGTCAACCGGCCGACGATGGAGGTGCTGGCCGGCAACCACACGCTTCTCGCTCTGCGTGAGATCGGGGCCACCCAGGCGCTCGTGCACTACGTCGAGGTCGACGCCGACCAGGCCGCGCGGATCGTGCTGGTCGACAACCGGACCAACGACCTCGCCTCCTATGAGGAGGGCGTTCTCGCCGATCTGCTCTCTAGCCTGCCCGACCTCGAGGGCACCGGCTACGACGAGCGTGCGCTTGAGGAGCTGGTGGGTGCTGCCCTCTCTCCCGGACGCGACACCGCACCATCCGAGCCGCCGGCAGACCCTGTCACCCGGCCGGGAGATGCGTATACGCTCGGGCGCCACCGGCTGCTCTGCGGCGACTGCACCCGTGCCCATGACGTCGATCGGCTTCTCGCCGGTGAGCGCCCTGCGCTGATCTACACCGATCCGCCCTACGGCATGAGCTATCGCAGCTCGCGGCATCGGCCGATTGCCGGCGACGAGCTGCGCGGTGCGGATCTCACCAACCTGGTTCGCGACGCGCTCGCGCTGGCAGCCGCCCGCAAGGCGCCGGGCGCCGGCGCCTACGTGTGGTGCACATGGCGGACCTACCCCGAGTTCGTCACGGCACTGGCCGCCGCCGGCCTGAGGCCGTCGGCGTGCATCGTGTGGCACAAGGGCCGGATCGGACCGGGCTCGGCGCACTATCGCCCTGAGCACGAGTTCTGCCTCTACTGCGCTGCGCAGACGCCGGGCGAGCATGAGCTGTGCCTGTATTGCGCCGGCCAGGAGTGGAACGGCGGCCGCGGCGAGAGCGACGTGTGGGAGATATCGCGCGATCACGCCTACCTGCACCCCACGCAGAAGCCGATCGACCTCGCCGAGCGCGCACTGAGCAACAGCACGGTCGAGGGGGGGGCGTCATTGACTGTTTCGGCGGCTCGGGCTCGACCCTCATCGCGGCTGAGAACCTCGGCCGGCGAGCATTCGTGATGGAGCTCGATCCGGGATACGTCGACGTCATCGTGGAGCGCTTCGAGCGCCATACCGGCGAGAAGGCGGCCCTCGATGCCGTACCCGTCGAAGTTCACGCCTGAGGTGCGCGAGCGGATCGTGCGGCTGATCGCGGCGGGCAACCCGGCTGTGGTCGCAGCGGAGGCCGCCGGCGTCGCTGAGCGCACCTTCTACGCGTGGCTCGAGCGCGGCCAGCAGACCGGAAAGGCCGCCCGGCCCTACCGCGAGTTCAGGGCCGCTGTCCAGGCGGCTAGGGCTGAGGGTGAGGCGATTCTCGTCACGAGAATCGCCAAGGCCGCCACCAACGGCTCGTGGGGCGCCGCGGCCTGGCTGCTCGAGCGCCGTTGGCCTGAGCGCTGGGCAAAGATCGTCGACAGGAGCCCCAGTGGCAAGCAGGACAGCGCGCCCGCCCAGCAAGAGGACCCCTTCGCCAAGCTCGACGAGCTCGCGTCGCGCCGCCAGCACCGCGTATAAGCCTCTAAGCCCCTTCTCGGTCGATCACTTCCGCCGCTACGCGGCACTGCTGATCCTCGACGACGGGCGCGAGTGGCGCCCCGAGGCCTTCCAGCTCGAGTTCCTGGCCGACGTGTTCACCGGCGTGCCAGAGGCATGGGCGGTGATTCCCGAGGGGTCAGGAAAGACGACGCTTGTCGGCGGCCTCGCGCTCTACCACGGCGATTACACAGCGTCGGCGTCTGTGCTGATGGCGGCCAGCTCACGTGACCAGTGCGGACTGCTGTTCGGACAGGCGGCGGGCTTCGTTTCTCGATCCCCTGGGCTCGAGAAGCGCTTTCGCGTATACGAGGGCTACCGGCGCATTGTGTGCCTGCGCACCGAGGGTCGCATCCAGGTGTTCTCGGCCGACGACCGCACCGGCGACGGCGTGATCCCGACGCTGGCGCTGCTCGACGAGCTGCACCGCCACAAGGACATGCGCCTGTACCGCACCTGGAGAGGAAAGCTCGACAAGCGCGGTGGCCAGCTGGTTGCGATCTCGACCGCCGGCGAGCCTGGCTCGGAGTTCGAGCGCATCCGCGTGCGGGCCCGCACCGAGGCCACCGATGTCAAGTCCGCGCGAGGCGGGCGGTTCCTGCGCTGCCGCTCGGAGGCGATGGCGCTGCACGACTACGGCCTGCGCGAGGGCGACGATCCCGAGGACCTGGCGCTCGTCAAGCAGGCCAACCCGTTCTCTCGGGTCACCAAGGCCTCGCTGGCGCGAAAGCGCCGAGCGCCGTCGATGACCGTCGGCCACTGGCGCCGGTTCGTGTGCAACCTTGCGACCCGCACCGAGGCGGCGGCCGTCGGCGAGCAGGAATGGCGCGAGCGGGCGAGCACCGAGCTTCCGGCGCACGGATCCCCGTGCGAGGTGGGCCTGGACCTCGGCTGGCGCTGGGACACCACGGCGATCGTGCCCCTCTTTCAGATGCCGTGGGGGCACCTGCTGGGCGCGCCCAAGATCATCACCCCGCCGCGCGACGGCAACAGCCTGCGCCCCGAGCAGATCTACGACCAGTTCGAGGAGCTCCACTCAGCGCATCCGATCTCCCGCGTGACGATGGACCCGACCGCCGGCGAGGAGGTCAAGGCGTGGCTCGAGCGCGACCTCGGCGTGCAGGTGGCGGAGGCCTCCCAGAAGTCGGGGCCGATGGCCGATGCGGCCGCGAAGTTCATGGAGGGACTCCGGGGAGGCGTGCTGCGCCACTGCGCAGACCCCGACCTGACCCGTCACGTGCTCAACGCGGTCGCCTACGACCACCCCGACGGCGGCTTTCGCTTCGTGCGCCCGAAGTCCTCGCGCACCACCTCCAGCGAGGAGCAGGACCGGCGCGTGATCGACGCACTGATCGCCGCCGCGATCGTCTACCGCTCAGCCGTCGCCGGCGCGCTCGCGCCAGCCCCCTCGCGCGAGTTCTACATGATCTAGTAGGAGGACCCCTCTTGTCCACCACAGCGCCCCCGGCCTCACCGCCCAGCGAGGACCCGACGGCGCCACCGCCGCTCACCCCGCTCGAGACGGTACGACGCGACCTCGAGCTGCAGCTGCGCGTCAACCAGCAGTCCTACGCGCGCCTGGACGCCTACTACCGGGGCGTGCACCCGCATACGTTCGACTCGATGCGCTTTCAGCAGGCGTTTGGCTCGCAGCTGCGGAGCTTCGCGGACAACTGGATGCGCCTGGTGATCTCGGCGACCGCCTCGAGGCTGACCATTCAGGGCTTCCGGGTCGGCGACGAGGCTGACGACACCTCATCGCTGGACGCGATGGCGTGGCGGATCTGGAAGCACAACCAGCTGCAGTCGGGGTCGGGGGTTGCGCACCGCGAGGCGATGCGGCTGGGAACCTGCTTTCTGCTGGTCGACCCGACGACCACGCCGCTGCCGCGGATCACTGTCGAGACCCCGTTTCAGGTCGTCGGTCAGCGCGACGCGGCCGACCGCTGCCGGCTGATCAACGCGATCAAGAAGTGGGTCGGAAACGACGGGTATCTCTACCTCAACATGTACCTGCCCGAGGTCGTGCTCAAGTACCGCTCGGTGGCCCAGGCGCAGACGATCCTCCCCAACGATGCCGGGCGGGTGATGCAGCAGGCCTCCTGGGTGCAGATCGACGAGATCCTCAACCCGCTCGGGAAGGTCCCGATCGTGCCGATGGAGAACGCGCCGGATCTCCTGACCGGAGGGGTGTCCGATCTCGAGGACCTGATCCCGCTCAACGACGCGCTCAACAAGCTCCTGCGCGACATGCTGGTCGCCTCCGAGTACCAATCCTTCCGCCAGCGCTGGGTGGTCGGCGCCGACGTTCCCAAGGACCCCGAGACCGGCAAGCCGCTCACGCAGAAGCTCGCTCAGCTGACCGCAACGGAGCGCTCGGTGTGGATGTTCCCCGACGCCAACACCAAGCTCGGGGAGTTCGGGCAGGTCGACCTCGCGCAGTACACCAACGCGATCGACATGCTCGTGCACCACATCTCGATGGTCTCGCGCACGCCGAGCTACATGCTCGTCGGGAAGATCGCCAACCTGAGCGCCGATGCGATCCGAGCCAGCGAGCTCGGCTTCGTCGGCAAGCTGCAGACCAAGCAGGACGACTTTGGCGTGCCGTGGGAGCGCGCCGCACGGCTTGCGCTCGAGGCGCTTGGCGACCAGCTCGACGGCGTGCCCGTCGAGCCGATCTGGGCCGACGCGTTCGCCAACTCCGGCTCGATCCTCTCCAACGAGCTCGTGCAGATGGGCTCGCTCGGAGTGCCGCTTCAGGTGCTCTTCGAGAAGTGGGGAGCGACCCCGCAGGAGGTCGAGCGCTGGATGGCGCTGCGAAAGCAACCCGGCGAGATCGTCTCGAGCCCGGGCCCGAGCGGCGTCCAGGTGGCGCCTAACCCCGATCCGGGCGCCCCGGACGCGAGCGCCTAGTCACTCGAGCTAGCTCCCCACACCGACAGCTTTGGGCCGACCGCGGGCCTCGACACGCGGGCTACTCCACTGAGACCAAGGAGGCCGTACCAGATGGCTGAAGCAGGCAGCGAACCCACGCCCGAGGGCGGCACAGGCGGTGGCGGCGAGCCCGCCCCGGCAGCTCAGAGCTTCACCCAGCAGCAGGTCAACGATCTGCTCGCCCGGGAGAAGGGCAAGCTCGAGCGCAAGTTCGGCGACTACGCCGAACTCAAGGACAAGGCCTCGAAGCTCGACCAGCTCGAGGAGTCAAAGAAGACCGAGACCGAGAAGCTCCTGGCCGCGGTCGAGAAGGCCGGAAGGACCGCCGAGGAGGCGACCACGCGCGAGCAGGCGGCCACCGAGCGCGAGAAGCAGGCGCACGAGCACGCCAACAGCCTGCTGGTGCGCTCGGCTGTCGTATCCGAGGCGGCCAAGCAGAGCGCTGTGGACCCGGACGACGTGTTCGGGCTGCTGGACAAGGCGAAGGTGACCATCAGCGACGACGGCACGGTCACCGGGGCCCAGGAGGCCGTCAAGGACCTCCTGAAGGCCAAGCCACACCTCGTCGGCCGTACCGGCGGGAACTTCGGAGGCGGCGCCCAGGGGGCTCCGGCCTCTGGCCCCGACATGAACGACCTGATCCGCCAGCAGGCGGGATTTTCTCTCAAGCAGTAGCGGCACCCCAGCTGCCATAGCGGGATCGCCGTCCAACCAAGCACCTCCAAGGAGGCGATACAGCTATGGCATCTGTCAAGACCCACAAGGGCGTTCTCTCGCCCGAAGCGACCATGCGGCTCGGCCCGCAGGGCATGGCCGTGATGCGCGAGCGCGGATGGATGCCGGCGATCGCCGGCGCCGCCGGCCTCGGAATGGTCCAGCGCGGCTCCTCCTATGCCGACAACCCCGGCTCGGGCGCCGCCAACCTGGTGCCGGTCGAGCAGGCCTCGGCAATCATCTCGGCGGTGCCGAAGGGCTCGGCCTCGCTGCAGATGTTCCGGCATGTGCCGATGGGCCGCTACCAGCAGCGCGTCCCGGTGCTGAGCGTGCTTCCGCAGGCCGGCTTCGTCAACGGCGAGGTCAACCGAACCAGCGGCGTTGGTGTCGGCTCTGGCATGAAGAGCACCACCTACGCGGACTGGGAGGGGCGCTACCTGCAGGCCGAGGAGATCGCGACGATCGTCCCGATCGCCGAGGCCCTGCTGGCGGACTCCGAGTACGACATCTGGGGCGAGCTCACCCCGTTGATCGCCGAGGCGATCGGTCGCGCGCTGGACGACGCGATCTTCTTCGGGCACGGCACGCCCCCGTCGTATCCGGCCTCGCTGGTCAACACCGCGCTGTCGGTGGGCAACGCCGTGGTCCACGGCACCGCCACCCAGGCGCAGGGATCACTGGCCAACGACATCGCGAAGCTGTTCGCCCCCATCGAGGAGGTCGGCTTCGAGGTCAACGGCGCGCTTGCACGCACCACCATGCGCCAGCTGATCCGCAACGCCCGCACCACGTTCGGCACCGAGCTGACCGAGATCGACGTCGACGAGTGGTACGGCCAGCCGGTCACCTATCCGCTGCGCGGCCTGTGGCCGGCGGCGGTGGCGACCTTCCTGGGCAACACCACCTCGGGCGCAAAGCAGATCACGGGGATCAGCTCGACCGCTCCGCTGGTGGGCCAGGAGGGGATCGAGGTGACGGGTGCCGGCATCCCCGCCGGCGCGACGCTCGTCTCGATCGACTCCGCCACCCAGATCACGCTCTCGGCGAACGCCACGGCCACCGCGGCGGGAGTCACCTTCAACGAGGTCCCGCCGATCGCGATCGCCGGCGACTTCAGGCAGGGCCTGCTCGGCGTGCGCCAGGACATCACCTGGAAGGTGCTCGACCAGGCGGTGCTCACCGACGCCGCGGGCAACATCCAGATCAACCTCGCCCAGCAGGACGCTGTCGCGATCAGGGTGGTCGCCCGGTTCGGGTTCGCCGTGGCGAACGTCGTCACCTACGACCAGCCGAACGAGTCCGCTCGCTGGCCGTTCGCGGTGCTGCTCTAGGAGCCGATCGTGGCGGCGCCGGGGCCCTCTTTTCGCCCGGCGCCGCCACTGAACCTGAAGGAGCGCCTTGCCCATAGTCATCACCAGCTCGCCGACCGGCGCGGTGATCGTCTCGTTCACCGCCATCTCGCCGCCGCTGCGCTACGACGCCCAGCCGTGGGAGACGGTGCAGATCTCCGAGGCTCCCACGCTCTCGGGGCCGTGGACGGTGATCGACTCCCAGTCGCTCTCCCCCCTCGACCCCGATCCGTCCCAGCCGCTGCAGCGGGACTTCACCACCCATCTGGCGACGATCTCCGAGGGGTTCTACTCGCTGACGTTCCTCGACGGCGCGGGTGGCTCCTCGCATCCGCTTGCCCAGATCGAGGACAACCCGTCGGCGATCAAGCCCTCGCTCTCGGATCTCGGGAGCTTCATGCGGGCGCGGACCGTGGTCGCGGGCACCGGCGGAACCGAGGCGGGCACTTTCACGGCCGCCACGCGGCCGACCGCGGCCGAGGCCGACGCAATCCTCAACCAGGCCGTCGAGGTCGTGCTGATGACGGTGGGCGCCGAGATCCCCGACCGGATGCTGCTGCAGGCGCGCTTCGCCGTGGTCATCTACGCCGCGCAGCTGATCGAGCTGACCTTCTTTCGCAACGAGGTGGCCAAGGACCAGTCCGCCTACGCGCAGTACGTCGCGCTCTACAAGGACCTCCTCAGCGCCCTGAAGAGCTCGATCGAGGATGCGGGGCCGGCTGCGCCCGAGGCGGCCTTCTGGTCGGTCCCGGTGCTCAGTCAGCGCCAGGCGCACTGGCAGGCGATCTTCGCTGCGCTGGACCCCGTCACCGGCAGGCTCGATCCCTCCAAGCTGCCCCCGACTGAGTACTGGCCGATGGGGTTGGGCGGGATCCCGCAGTCGATCTTCGACATGTGGCCG